GCTATGACTTCGTTCTCTAGCTTTCGTATATCAGGAAAGACGTAGTTGTTTTGATTAGCTCTGAGACTTCGAGTCTCCTGGGCATTAACATCTATGCGCTCACTAATACTGGCATAACCCCAGGTCGCAAAAGCCACGATAGATACAATCTGCAACAGCCAAACCATGCTGATTGTTATCTCGGATTTTTCGTTTAGCTTTGGGGTTGCCATTGTTAGTTATAAACTGCGTAGGCTTTTTCCCAAAGCACAAAGTCTTGAGCGTATTTTAATTCCATCATTTGAACCACTTCGTGTGATAACAGTGCTTTGTAATCTTTTGGCCTGAGATCATTATCTCGGACATGTATTCTTTCTGGCACCTTCCCACCGAGGGCAGTTATATCCGCCACCGCATGTTCGTGAAAATTTTCTGTATTCCAGAGCCTAGCGTGTTCTGGGAAATACGAGGTTTGTAGTCTAGTAACCTCTTTAATTTTTTCTGGCGCGTCAGCTAGGCAGGCTGTATAGCAGAACTCGTTAACATCTTCGTAGTTAAAAAATTCTCTTGGGATATTGTTGGCGCGTCGTCTTTTTTGCTCATAGAAATATACCGAGCAAATTCTATCTATTGGGTTTCTTATCCCAGCGTAACAAGCATATGAATTATCAACGCCGTCAATATGCCGAACTATTTCATTGAAGCTTCCGTGTATTCCCCTATGAACAAATTCGCTTGGCTGAAAATCATCAGGCCACTTGCTAAAGTCTAAGTAATTCGATCCTGACTCTTTAAAATGGGAATACATTTGCTGCCAATTATCAAAAGCAATTTCTATAGCGTACAAATCTGTTGAGTAATCAAACAACTCAGACTTCATAAAATAAAAAAGACCAGATGTCGATCCTGTTTTTGGAACCCTAACGTAAACAAATTTATGTTTTCTAGAAACTACCATCAGTTATACACCGAGTAAGCTTTTTCCCAGGCCAAAAAATCTTTTTGATATATCTCTAGAGCTCGTTGCTTTCTGTCTTCGGAAAGATTTTCAAGATAGTAAGTCGGGTCATTATCACTGGCGCGTATAGTTATTTTTTCTGGCGCTACTCCGCCCTTGCTTTCAATAAAAGAAACCGCATGCTCGTGAATATTTTCGATGTTAAATAATTGCGCGTGATCAGGATAGTAAGATGTTTGAGCTTTTAAATTCTCTTTTATGTGCCTGTCTTCCCACTTTAGCTCAAAGACAAAATCCCACGACGCATTGGGTTCAGAAAAGTGCTCAGCCAAGTAAAGATCAGTGTGCGTATATTTTCCGAATTTCTGCAAACTCTTTTTGGCGTCTATTTTTCTACGAACATTGGCATAATAAAACAAAGAAGCCAGCCAATGCAGGGGGTGCCGTATTCCTCCAATGCAAGGCATTTGAGGTTGGATTTTTCCTTGAGAAACCAGATCATGAAAGCTTACTTGAGCCTCAAACAAGTTGTCTCCATATAAATCTGGAGGAAGTTCTGAGTATCTTAAATTGTCGTGAGAATCGCTGTAAGCTTTAAACTCTTGCCAGTTTGCAAAACCACCCTCCAACGTATAAATATCGTTATCGTAGTCAACCAATCCAGACTCGAGTATATACATCTCCAAAGAAGTGCCGCCCGTTTTTTGAGCGCGAGTTACGGCAAAATTATTTGAGTTACATATAATCATTTGTAATTACCACCGTATCTGTGTCATCAAAAAAGAGCATGCTCCCCTCGCACACTATATTCCAATCCATCCCCTCTTGTTCGCTGCGAGATGGAACTTCTATAATTACGTGCCTAGCGAGCCACTCTTTATTTCCTTGTAGCACACGCCAGACATGCTCTTCGGTGCCTCTGCCGGGATGCCCTCGAGACTTGTTGAATCTTATTCGATACTTCACTCTGGGATAATCGGCCACACAACATTTTCAGGAAAACCATCCTGACTTCGTATTTCCCTTAATTTTTTGCGATATTCTATCCACTCTTGGCGAGTCTCATTGTACATAGGCACGTCAGAAAGAACGGACCAATCAGATTGACGCAAAAGTTCTTTTGCCTTACCCCAAACAATAAAAGCCTCGCTAGGCTGTACAGAAGCGTTTTGAGTATCCTCAATTTCCACCCATCCCTGATCGGCGTATGCTTCGCCAAGCCACGACAAATCACCAAGTTTATCTTGGACTCCTTCCATTCCAAAAATAGGACCCCAGTTATTTGGTAGAGGTCCGGCTTCGCTTAGTGGTTCGTTTGTTGACAGCTTTCTTAGTTGCCACATTTTCTTTCTCCTTAGCTTGATTCTCAAGCCTTAACTTTTCCGCTTTATGCAATGGTAAGCCAGTACCTAAGCGACCATAAATTCCGCTGGCATCTTGAAACGGCGGGTGCCCATTGTAATGCAGCCTTTCTTCGTCTGTTTGCTCTCTCCACTGTCGCCAGCTTGCAAAATCATTTCTTGGCTGAATATGTATGTGGCACCCTATATTTGCCGCTAATTCGTTTATTAGCTCAACAATTTCAACAGGCTGATAAACATTCCATAAATATCCCCCTAAAACGCCCCTCATACTAATTTCAGTCATGCCTCCCCCAGTATGACCTATAGTAATTGTTTGAGCGCGATGATTTTCTTGGTCCATCGCTTTTAGCTGGCGCTCTTTCGTTTTTCGCCTAATTTCTTTATCGAGTTCTTTTTCGTTCATATCTATTGGTCGTTCCACGAAATAGTTACAGAACCGCATGCGCCCACATCCACAGGGTAACAACCAACAGATACAGGCACACAATTATAAGTTGCTGGCGTTCCTGCGCTTCCTGGATTTCCGGCACCAGACCCTGGATTGCCACCGCCCCCGCCCCCGCCGCCGCCGCCGCCAAATGCCACCCAAGCTCCAGCTGTGTTGCTCTGCATTGTCCCCGCTCCACCAGCTCCACCGCCGCCTCCGGCTCCGCCTATATTTGAAAAACTGTTGTTCCCAGGATTTCCATTGTTCGCGTTGTTACTCTGAGACCCATTGAGAGTTGCTGCGCCGGACCCGCCACTTCATCCTGGGCCGGGATTTCCTCCTGCTCCGCCTAAAGGGGGTATAAGGTTATTATAACCTCCGCCCGTATTTTGACCGTTGGCAAAAATTCCTCCACCGGCCCCGCCGCCACCAGACCCACCATACGCCCTATTACAATAAGTAGGGAATTTTACGCACCCTGGAGGGTAACAAATTGTTATTCGTCCGCCAGATGCGGTGCCTCCAGAATATCCACAAACGGTATTACCCCCAACGCGGGTTGGGCCAAAATAATTTGCCACTTGTTGAAAACCAGACCAACCACAATTTCCGGACCCTCCAGCCTGACCTGGATTTCCTACATTCCCATTTGTGCCACCTATTCCGCCATTTCCCCCTGCTCCGCTTGCCCATGTATAGCCAAATACAGAAGTCGTTCCTCCTGGGTTTCCTGGGTTTCCTGGGCCTCCAGTTCCTGGGCCTCCAAGCCCAGCCGAGCCTGAATTTCCTGGGGCGTGTTGAAATCCAGGATTTCCGGGAGGAAAAGTTGTTGGAACCCCTGGAGGAGAAGGGCTCCAGCAAGCAGGAAAGTTTCCCGCAGTCCCACCAGCTCCACCAGCGCCAGCTACTCCTGGATTACCCGGGTTGCCAGGATTACCTGTAGCGCCATTTCCTGATAATGAAACGACTGTTAATCCTGTAGGCACCGTAAATGTTCCAGGAGCATTAAAAGTTTCGCTACCAGCTTCAACGCTTACGCCGCCAAATAATCCTGCTTTACTCGTACCGATAGGCATGTCTAACTCCTTGGCAAAACGCAGGGAAAACCTAACCCTGATCGCTTATCAAATTTATACTCTGCATACGGACCATTTTTATCTACATAATGCAGCATGCACTGGACGTTTATCGAATCTTCTTGCAAAGGCTCCCTCCAATGCAAAACATCACATCCCTTATATATAACTGCGTCCCCGACAGATAATATAATTTTTTCTGTTTTACCTTTTTTATTCTTAACCCAAAAAGGCCAAGAATCTTTTGTGTTTGCTATATTTAAAGTTACGCTAATTTCGCAAGATGGCCTATCGGTATGCTTCGGTAGAATTTCTCCAGATTGATAGGCCCTGCAATACGAATAAGTTGGGTGTAAATCCATCCCTGTAATTTTTTCACAAAAGTAAATTGTCTCCTCTAAAAGCAATTCTAACAACGGGTCTCCGTAGTATTGGTATTTGCTCCAAACAGTATTCTCATCGAGATTTTCAGGAAGCCACTCTTTGCGCTTTATCTTGTTTTCTAAATACTTAGATATCCCAGAGACCGTTTTTTGATCGATAAAATTTTTTACAATGCAGTATCCGTCTTCTGTAAAATTGCTAGTCATATTTAAACCAGCCAGTAATAACGTATTTGCTTTTATCACCGTAGACAGGGTTGCCCCTGTGAGTGTGAGTAAAAGAAGCAGGCCACAAAATCATAGTGTTTTCAACAGGATTTATTCGTCTCTGCTGATATAAAAA